GCAGACGCATACCCGCGCACAGACCGGAGAGCACGCGGTCGACGCCATCCGCAAGATGGTCACCAAGTGCATCAACAGCTCACGCATGTACCCGGACTACGTCGCCGTGGCACCTCAGGTCAAGGAGGCCATCGACCTTCTCAAGGACGACAACGGCAGCTACCTGACGATCATGACGAACGGCCGCGTGTGGAACCTCCCGCTAATCGAGGACGTGAACCTCGTCATCGACACGACCGCAGGCGGAACGACTACGCGCAATTACGGAGCAGTCGTCTACTGCCATCGCGCGGCGACGCTGTTCTCCACCGGCGAGGATGCCCTCGAGGTCGGCTACATCGACAAGCAGTTCACCAAGAACCAGCTGAGCCTGCTTCTCGAAGGCGAGCATGCCCTCAAGGTCGCCATCCCGGATGCGTTCGTGTACTGCCAGGCCGCCATCGACTCCGTGACCGTGGAGTAGTTCCATGGCATCGACCGATATGTACACCAGCCCCGAGAGGGTTGAGCGCGGAGGGTTCCTCGTGGCGTACGCAGGAGAGGTCATGAGCAAGGAGGAGGCCGTCAAGCGCGGCCTCCTCGCAGAAGACGACAAGAAGCCTGCCCGCACGAGGAAGCCTGCGCAGAAGCGCTCAGGATCAGGAAAGGCGAAGTAGATGAAGGTCCTCCCATACGATTCCATAAGGGTCGAGGCGAAGGAATGCCTCAGCTTGAAGCTCGATGTGTCGCAGACGATGACGTCCTGTAAGCTCGTGGACAGGTCCGGGAACGAGACCGCTCTCGTGGTCGGAGCAGACAATGCAGTCACGCTCCCCCAGCTGTCAGCACCTGCGCTCTACGACATCGTGTGGTTCTCGGGGTCGGCGGAGAGCCCGGTCGAGGAATCGAGGAACGGGATCGAGTCCGTGCGTTCGCATTACTTCTCGATCGCCGAGCTACGTGCTTACGGGGACGGAACCGACAGCTTCTCTCTGAAAAGCGACGAGTCGGTATGGGAGGCGCGCGCCAGGGCGACCGAGGAGATAGAGAACGCGGCGAACAGGTGCTGGGTTCCGAGAATCGGGTCTACGTCGGTTTTCGGAGGGGAAACGTCAACGGCGCTCGACCACTGCGACGTGAGTTCCATCACCACAGATGGATGGAAGCTTGACTGCGACTGCCGAGCATCGCGATCGAACGGAGATGCAGCAGAGGCCGGCGCTATCGAGTACGTATACGGAAAGGACTCTGTGCCGGCTCCGATAAAGGCGGCGGCATTGAGCCTCGCCGCTTACTACCTGCGCGCCGAGGCCGTTCCTGACAGGGCAGTCGGTGAGGCGACCGATGCCGGGTTCCTCCGCTTCACAATCGCCGGGAAGGACGGTCCGACCGGCCTTCCTGAGGTAGATGCGGCGATAGCCCAGTTCGGGCGGAGGAGGTTCGGATAGATGAGCGGAATCGGCATCACGACGCCGTACATGGTTGCCGCCGAGGCGCTTTACGAGCGCATGCAGACGGTATACGGATCGGCAGGAATCGCATTATACGAGAACGTTGTGCCCGTCCCGCCAGTCACGATGGGCACGCCGCTCAACGTGAAGGCGTTCCACGTGTGGGTCGACATGCTCCCCTACAATTCGTCGACTTCCGGTTCGGCATCTAACCACGAGGCCGCATCCGCGTTCAGCCTGAACGTGTACCTCGTCGCCAAGCACAGCGACAGGAACGAGTGCGTGAGGATCCTGCAGACATACATCAACAGCTCCATATACGGGATCCTCGCCGATGCGACGCTCGGAGGCCGTGTTGGAAACTGCATACCGCGCATCGAGGATGTTGGAATCGACCAGGACCAGAACAAGCAATACATCGCCGCTGCGGCGATAGAAGTATCCGTGAAGACGTTCTCGATGTGCCCGCAGGAGTTCAGGGCGCTCGTCGAGGGCGGGAATGGAGGCGCCTGATGATCAAGGCAACAGAGAACGCCGTCGTGTGCATCGGCGGCGACGAATACAAGATCAAGAAGGGCAGCTCCGTCGACGGCTTGCCGGCCGACGTCGTGAGGCTGCTCGAGAGAGACGGCCTGGCGGCCGAGGCTAAGAAAGAGGCGATGAAGAATGATTAACACAAGCATCGGCATGCTCGGCGTGGCCAAGCAGACCGACAAGGCAACTGCTGCGAGCACCCCGAGCTTCAAGCACGGCCTGACGGGAGGCGGGCTCGTGAAGCCCGAGCGCTCAATCGACCAGAAGGATGTCGCATGCGGAGTCCGCGCGAGCATCAGCGACGGCGCATTCGTCGACGAGGTGAACATCGGAGTCGATTTCGAGACTCTCGCTTACGACGACGTGCTCGCCCTCTACCTGTACTCGGCATGCGGTGCGGTGACGTCTGCTCCTGTTACCGGTTCAACCGGCTACTACAAGCATACGATCTCGCTTGGCAGCGCGCTACCGTGGCTCACGTTCTGGGGACAGATCGGCAATACAGCCGATGCAACCGTTCAGAAGGCAACGGGCTGCAAGATCGATGCCCTGGCCCTCGAGTTCGAGGGTAACAAGCCGCTGAACATCGGCATCACCGCCGCTGGCATCGCCGCCGTCCTGTTCGGCTCGTGGAGCGACCAGCTGACCCCGTCTTGCTTCGAGGGATATTTCGTTCCGACGAATGGAACGTTCAAGATCGACACAGCCAGCTCCACCCCGTCCGTCGCTACCGTGACGAAGGGAAGCCTCGAGCTGTCCAATACGCTCAAGCCGTACCGCAGCGCAGGAACGGTAATCCCGTCCGAGCTCGCAGAGGGAAAGCTATCTGCAGGCCTTGCGATGACGGTCATCCCGGATGACTGGGCGCTCATCCGCAAGCTCATCACCGGCAGCTCAGCAGGCACATCGGTATCGTCCGGAATCGTCTACGGGTCCATGGAGTGGAATTTCACGCACACAAAGGATTCGACGCGCACGCTGAAGATCGTCGCGCAGAACGTGCCGTGGAATTGCGAGATGCCCGAGGTCGACCCCGAGGGCAACGCCGCAGAGATCGAGTTCAAGGCCGATAACATCGGCGTAGCATCCTCTGCAGGATCGCCCATCAGCATCGAGCTCGTGAACAAGACCGCCAGCTACACGTCGTAGTCGAGCGAGAAAGGACAGGACATGGCTTTCAAGGTCAAGATAAGGGATATCGAGACGGGAAAAGAGATCGAGGCTGCAGCGCTCCGCTCCACGTTGTGGGATGCACTGGACTATAAGGACCAGCTTCCCGAAACCCAGAGCAAGGACCAGCGGGCGGATTACGCGTGGGCGTTCTTCGCCGCGCGCCGTGCAGGCATCCTGGCAAAGATCGGCATCGATGACGACATCCAGGTCGACGACGCCATCGCCGACATGGCAGACCGGTTCGATGTGTCGTTCGAGGAGGTCGCATCGGCCCCTTTAGAAGGAAAGACCGCCAGATAGCCAACCTGGCATACACGAGCGGGTGCTCCCCGTACGACCTCGCAAGGTTGTGCGAGGAGCACCCCGAGGTGTTCGAGGCGTACTTCGAGCTGTACGCGGTCACGTCGAGCACATGGCAGCAACGGCGCGAAAACGGCCGTCAGGAACGCGTGAACAGGATATTCAGGAGGAGGTAGCCGACTATGGCGAGCGTTTTCACAAGGCAGAGCAGGGGCCTGCTCTATTGCGAAGTCGAGGGACTCGACGAGCTCATGAAAACATTCGCCGAAGTCAACGATAAGGGCTACGACATCGTAACCGGTGCGATCAGGGAAAGCGGAGACCACGTGCTGAACAAGGCGCGCGGGAACGCATCATCGTTCTCGAGGACCGGGTCGTTCTCAGGATCGCTCTCCATCGCGAAGATGAAATCAGGCATCAAGCTGAAATCCAACGACGAGGCTGCCGGCGTCATCGAGTTTGCGAACAGGGGCGCGACATACAAACCGAAATCTACAGACAAGAGGAGGAACGCCAGGAAGATGGATTCCTTCCCGGTCGGCGTTCCACAGGGATCGCCTCCGCGCGCGATGGTGAAGGCCGTGAACGAGTCTACGCTCCACGTGCAGAACAAGATTGCCGCGGCGCTTGAAAGGGCTATGAGCAATGGGTAGCGCATCGGTAAGCATCAAGATAATCGGATCGTACAACGGAAGCGCGGTAGAGAAGGCGCGCCAGTCGCTCGAGAAGTTGAACGCAACAGCCGCAGCAGTATCAGGCGGTGCGGCACAATCGTGGGTTGAGGCCGGCACCGCTGCCATGGAATACGGCGCGAAGATAGAGAACGTCGGGTACAAGATCGAAAGCGCCGGCAGGTCGCTTGCAGCGGTATCCGCGACCGTCATCGCGGTCGGTGCGATATGCGTGGCCAAGGCTGTCGAGATAGATACAGCACTCACTGGCGTGAAGAAGACGGTCGACGCGACAGATGCGGAGTACCAGCAGCTGAAGGAATCGGCTATCGAGTTCTCGAAGGTGAACGCCATATCGGCTGCAGACGTGCTCGCCGCAGAGGAGCTCGGAGGACAGCTCGGAATCGCGAAGGAGAACCTGCAGGAGTTCGCAGAGATCACGACCGGGCTCGATATCGCGACGAACATGGACGTCGAGACGGCGGCAACCGAGCTCGCACGGTTCGCGAATATCACGAAGATGAGCGCTAACGAGTACAGGAGCTATGCTAACACGATAGTCGAGCTCGGGAACAACTACGCAACGACCGAGAGCGAGATCAGCTCGTTTTCCATGCGGATTGCTTCATCCGGAACCCAGGCGAACATGAGCCAGGCAGACATCCTCGGCATATCTGCCGCGATGTCGTCACTCGGCCTTGAGGCCGAGGCAGGCGGGTCTGCGTTCTCGAAGACCATCACCGAGATTTCGACAGCAGCTGCCACGGGGTCGAGCGACCTAGAGGGATTCGCTGCCGTTGCCGGCATGAGCGCCGACGAGTTCGCGGCTGCATGGCGCGACGACGCTGCATCGGCATTCATGGCGTTCGTCAATGGCCTCGCTTCAGGAAAGGAAGTCGGAAGCGATGTCAACGTCATGCTCGACGAGCTGGGGATCAGCGAGCTGCGCCAGTCTGACGCTCTTCGCCGCCTTGCCGGAAACACAGAGCTTCTGCAGGATGCGGTGAAGGCCGCGAACGCGGAATGGTCGAACGGGAGCGCCCTGGCAGACGAGGTGGCGAACAAGAACGAATCCCTTGCGGCGAAGATGGAGATGCTGAAGAACCGGGCCACGGCTGTTGCCGAGGAGGTCGGCGTGCCGCTGGCGAACGCGCTGCTCGAGGCTGCAGATGCGGCCGGTCCGCTCATGTCTGCTGTCGAGTCCGCAGCGAACGCTTTCGCGAATATGGACGAGGGAGGGCAGCGCGCGATAACGACGATTGTCGGCCTGGCGGCCGTCTCATCGCCTGCTCTGCTCATCA